GAGTATAACATGAACTATAAACCAAAGTTAGTCAGTGACAATAATGACATGGTGCATGAAATAGACGCTCAAACAAAAGCAATACTTGTTGAGTTAAGTGCTGATGGAAAAATTGTTTTTTATGTTGATGGGTTAAAGGTTGATGCCCAAAAATATTTTGAACATCATAAAGCTAGTATTGATTTTCATAAGATTATGGATTTCATACAACAAACATTAGATAAGGCATCACTTAAAGGGGAAAAAGTACAATGAACAAAAACACAATCTTAAAATCAAATTGTAAAGAATTCAGGGAGTTTGCATCCAAAGTAGATAATATTCTACAAGATTTGGTAACAATAGATGCTAATGGCAACCATGTAGAAGAAGGATCTATGTATTTTGATGATGCAGTAAAAAAGATTACTGCTTGTCAGTTAGATATACTTGGATCACCAACCTACCCAATCAACGAGTTTGTTGCAAAAGAACTTGTAAAGATTGAGGTAGAACGAAGAAACCTTGAATTTATGGAGAACGCATAATGGGACCTTTGATAACTAGAACAATCTTAACAGCCATTTTATTAATTAGTCCAAAGATATTATTAATACTATTCGGTTTATTATTATATGCCATCATTGCATAAATCTTGGCAGGATAAACGTATTGCAGCGATTAACAGAAAAATACAAAGATCTGCTAATCCAAGAGCGATGTCAGAGGGACTTATATGTGAAGTGGAAAGACTATATAAAACAAAGTGCAAAAACAAAAAGGAGTATAAAGCATGGATATCAATAAATGGAAATCAGTAGCAATTGATGTAGACACCTACGCTATTGTTAAGGCCATGGGCAAGCAAGGATTCAGAGGCCCTGGTGCTATGATCGCCAAATTGGTTGATTCCGAAGCAAAAAAATTAGCAAAGAAGAATGGGGTATCACCCGAATCATTCAAAGCTAAGCTGCTTGCAGAAGGCAAATCACTTACAAAATTAAAAAAATAATACTTGAAATAAACCCTATAAGTATGTATTGCTTATAGGGTATTCCTCAACCTAATGAAAAGAAGGGGTTTCAAATCTTCTTATTATCACAGAATAACGGACACAATTTTTTATTAATTAATAGGAGATTGTTATGGCAGCGGTTAAAAAACCGTTAGATTTGATACTTGATGAAGCTCTTGATAAGCTAGTTTTAATTAGCCCAGACAAGAGAACTTATGACAGTATTACTTCCGTTATGTTCCAATTATATTGTGGAAACGATTATGGTATGGGGAATAATAACCTCAGCTTTTTAGATAAAGTTGAGAACAACTGGAGAAAAGGACGTAAACGAGTCGCAAAGAATCGTGGTTTGTCCCTAGTTAAAAATGCTTAGCTGCCAGCTCCCACATCCATGTCTTTTCAATGCTGGTGGCTATGCAAATGTTCTCCGATGATGAACTTCCATTACTTGATTTTAAATCAATAAAAAATATGGATGGCATAGCTAAAATGAAACTCATGGAGGATCTTCATGAGGAAACCAATAATAAAGTTAATTCTCAACATATAAGGTTGTTTTACTATGACATGCTCTCCATTCTTATTAAAAATCATGGGCACTAATATTGCTACTGAGTTTGTAAGAGAGCCAAAGCAAAGTGATGTCCGTTTATATCAAGCTATAATTATTCAAGCTTTTGAAGATTGTTTGTATACAATGGGTGGTAAAAATGAGGCCTACAATAAAAAAGATGCACATGAGTGGTTTTTAAACAAATCTAAAGATTTTGAAGATATTTGTTATTATGCTGGCTTAGATCCTGATATGGTCCACAACCGTTACAAGAAATGTTTAGAGGAGAAGATAATAGTATTCACAGAGATACAAACTTTTTGGATAGAATATAAAAATGAATATGCTAATTATAGAGCTGCGGATTCAAAGGAAGAAAGAAGATCTGTAAAGAAAAGGATAGATATGATTAAAAAGAAACTGGACTTTAAATGAGGATCTTGTGGTTAATTGTGGTAGTTGTGGTGCTTGTGGGATGTTCTTCTGACGGTAAAAATAAATATAATCCTATTACTACAGTGATTAGGGTTGTAACGGGGGATATAAGATGAAACCTATAATGATAACATTGTTATACTTAACAAGTTTTGGTGAAATAAAATTAGATACTTTTGAAATATTTATGTCCTGTCATTCTTGGTATAGTTTCAATGTAAAAATCCATGAACGTAAACAACGTAAAATGTTTAGTAATCTTTACTATCATGAATATAAGGGTAAACAGGTTGTTGGTTATGTTTGCGGTGGAGATGAGCCTCGTTAGGCGAAGTGAAGACAAATTAGAATAATTATAATTACTAGAGTTCCTAAATTAAAATAATCAAGTTCATTCACGGTGGTCTCCTAGATTTTAGGGCAATCCTTGAAATACTCTGAGGGAGGTTTTCGCTAGGTTTGCCCATACGTATCTTATAACACAGAATACCGGACACCGAAAGAAAAAACCCCCTGAACAGGCTACCGGTCAGGGGGTAGAAAGGTATAACTAAAAGATAACAATTTACGTAAAAAAACCCCAGGGGAAACTGGGATCTTAGTTATGTGATATTTATATCACACAATTTTGTAATGTAAAATCTATTATATAGATATTTCAGAGTCATTAAGACATCTATGTAGGTCGGCTTAACAGGTGGGTCTCATGGGTCTATTTACTATTATTGTTGTATACCAACGATTATAAGTCAATTTAAGGTGGGTCTGATGGTGTCCCTCTGGTGTCCCTAGACCCACCACATGGTCTTACGGAAGGGCAAAATTCTTAATAGGGTCAGGTTTAAATAGGTTGTAGAAATCTATATAATAAAAAATTATGAAAACAGGAAAATATTTTTTAGGTGGTGCTGTAAAAGGCCTTGGTGGCAGTGCTGTTAAATTCTTTATGAAGCAACCTTTTGTTAAAAAGCAAATAGCCGATAAAATTACAGAGATTAACAATGTTTATGCAAAAGCATCGAAGCCAAAAAACATACCTGTATCAAAAAGTTTTAAGAATGCTCTTAAAAAATTAGATAAGCAGGAGGCTAAAGCTCTAATTGTAAGTAAAGAAATGAATAAAAAAGTCCAAGAAGGATATGATGTATTAAAAAAAGCAAAGAGAACAAAATTTGGACCTAAAGTTACCCCTAGTGACAGGAAATTAATACAAGGTATAAGTCAAGTCAGAACAATCCAGTCTAGAATGATTAGAGGTATGAGACAGCTAAGCAGGTATAGAAAAAGATTAGGTAGAAAAGCGTCAGCTATGATGCAAAAAGAGATATCTGGTAAGAAACCTAACTAATGCCTGGTCTAAAAAAGAAAGCACTAAGAACTGAGAAAGATTTAACAATCAAACAAAAAATGTTTATTGATATTTTAGTTGCTAATTGGGGTGAGATTACAAAGTCAGAAGCATTAAGACAAGCAAAGTATGAATGTAAGAACGAAAATGATTACTCAGTTATTGCAAGTAGATTAACAAATAGAAAACTCAATCCACACATATGCAAGTATCTAGATAAGAAACTTGAAGAGGCATCCTCAAAATACGAGAGAAACAAAATTCGTAGATATAGAAGATTAGAAAGATTTGCTGATATGGCTGCAGATAACAAACAATATTCAGCAGCTGTGAATGCAGAATATAGATCAGGCCAATTAGCTGGCTTATATATCGATAAGAAAGAAGTTAGAGTTTCAGGATTGGAGGGTATGTCACGTGCAGAGCTTGAGAAAAAACTCAAAGAACTATCCGGCAAGATTGATGGCTTCAACGCCAAAACAATCGAAATTAAGCCGGAGACAAAAGAATTATCTCAAAAGTAATAATTGGTCATCTTTTGTTACTGTGTTCAATGAAGTACATAATCCTGATATAAAAACAATGGTTGGAGATGTAAATGTCAAAGCGACGAAAAAAAAGTAAATTTAAAAATGCTGTTGTCGGTAAGAAAAAGTACTATTTTTATAAAATTAGGTGGATAGATATTACAGGTGATGCTGGGCATAAAAATGAAGATGAGATGGATAAGCTTGAATGCTGCATTATGGTTACACAAGGATACATATATAAAATTGATAAAAAGAAAAAGACTTTAACCTCATTCGCTACTTTTGATGAAAAAGAGGCGGTGTTTAGTGATACAAATATATTTCCATTGGGCTGTATTTTAAGCAAAACAAAAATCAAAAACTGACTTCTTTATGGCTACAAAAAAACGAGAATCAAAGCTATCAAGATTGATTCAAAAAAATTGTAATCAAATACATTTTACTCGCATAGAATCTAGCACAATTAATGGTATTCCTGACTTAAATGGATGTATAAATGGTAATGGTTTTTGGATGGAACTTAAATCAGATAAGGTCAAGTATCCAAAGCTATCTAAGTGGCAGATTAGTTGGATAAATAAACATATTAGTTATGGTGGGGTAGTTTTGATCTGCAATCACTCCCTCTTGGAGAGAGTGTACAAACTGTACAGACCGGTGTCCGCTTTCTCGGATCCTCGTTTACTGAAACCTCGTTTCTCGTTCTCGGCTCCAGTACACTGGCCAGCCTTCCAGGATGCGGTCCGGGAGCTGGTGAACCTTCGCAGCCCTCGTTCTCGTTCTCTCGCCCAAGAATCTCGTTTATTAGATAAGATGATGGATGGCACCGGCAGCGTAACAGAGCTGGATCTGGCACGGATCTCCTGACCCAATCTCGTTTGTCGTTTCTCGCTCCCTCGTTTGTTTTGTAAGAAGAACTGTTACACAGGGCACCGGAAGGGTGACTGACCAGCAGGAGGAGGAGGTGGTGGTAGTTCAGTAACTGGCGGAGTTTTTTCTTGACATTATCCCATCGGGTCTTATATAACTTTTCTAGATCCATAGATGAGGTGGGCATTGTTTCGTCAAGCTCGATTTTATGGATCTGGCCATAAACTTGGCTTCGGTAACAAAAGAAAGGATGTATGACTGATAAAGAAAAAATAAAAAAGATAATACGTATACTTAACAAACACGTTGAGGACGTAGGTGATTTAGCCTGGCAAATACGAAAAATTACAGAAATAGTTACTAAAAAATAAAAAGGAAGGAGAACATAATGCCATTTTCGAAAAGACAAAGTCACAGACAAAAGAGGATTAAACAAACAAAGATCCCGGTGACCGTTAACAATATAACCAAGCAACAGCTAGATACACTGATGCATGAACTGCAGCTGGTAGCTGGTCCCTGGAGTAAACAGGGGGTGATCATCCGGATTGGCTGGTGGAAGAAGGCTGCGTGAGTATAATTTTATTCATTGCCATCGTCTTGTTCCTCGCACCGTCGTTCACCGGCGGCCTGTTAGTAATACTACTGGCATGCTGGTGGGCCCTGCAGCACGGAGTTCTTTGATGCCGTCTCGTGTCGTTTAGTTTAGAACCAGTTTAGAACCATTCTAATCTACGAAGCTGGATCACATTGATCTGGGAAGCCACTTTGTGTGAAAATTTAGGTTTGACTTTAATATGGGATATGATAAGACTAGGGTTAAAGATAACAAAGGAGGAAAATATGGGTCTAGATCAATACGCTCATCTTCGTAATAGGGAAATAAATTTTAGAAAATATTATTCCGATGATGAAGAAGAAAGGAAAGAGGAAGCTAAGCACGTTTTCATTTGGCGTAAGCACGCACGACTGCAAACATTCTTTGCTCGTAAGTGGGAGCAACAGAATGAAGCCGAACAGAAAAAAAGAAATAGCCGACTAAGTTCGCACCCAATGGATTTAGCTCATCTTGGTTTTAACGCAGGCGACGAAGTTTATATTACGGAAGAGGTCGTTAAAGAATTAGAGGAGGAAATAAAAAACAATTATCATAATTGTTTTTGTTCTGACGGTTTCTTTTGGGGTCAGCAATTCCAAGAGGAAGCTGTGAAAGAATATAAAGCCCAAGATAAGAAGTTCATTAAGTGGTGCAAAGAACAAATCCAAAATAAACAAGTTCCAATCTACACTTGTAGTTGGTAAAGCTATGCCGTTGCCGTCGCTCGTTAGCGACGGCTCGGTGTGTTGCTTATTCACAACAAGCTGTGGCTCCACAGCAACAAGTTCCCATCTAGTTCTGGAGAAGTTCTACATTTGTTTGTGGAAAAACCCAAAATGGACACATTATTATATTGTTATTAATATGGGATATGATAAGACAATAGAATAGTTAAACAACAATGAGGTATAAACTATGAGTACAGCAAAAAAAGTTAGACTAAAGCAAGACGAGGAAAAACTTGTTGTAGCGTATGCTAACTTAAAACTAAAGCAAAATAGATTAGCCAAAGAAATAGATACAATGAAACAAAGTGTGGTTAATCTTTTTGAAGATAAAAAAGTAAATGTTATCTTTGCTAAAGATAAGCAAGATAATATATTTGGAATTCAGCGAATAAATCGAAAAAGAAAAAAATTCGATACTGCTAATTTCAAAATCAAGCATACTGATTTATTCAATAAATTCACAAGTGAGATTGAATATAATGAGTATAAAGCATTAGGGGATAATAATGCCTAATGTTCCAATGAACATCTCTAAAGTATTAGCCGAGCAATCGGCTAATACTAACATAACTCCAAATACTAATTTAAATCCTGACGCAATCAGTAAATTAAATTATGAGGTTATGTATAAAATGTTAGAGGGCGAAGTAGAAAAATTGATTTTAGAAAATCAAGGCAACCCTCTAATAGACGATTTTAAAAACAAGATCGTAAATAAATTTAATTACTTAATCAAAAAGTTAAGTAGTTAGATTAACCACAAGCCAATGGCGTATAACTACGCCATTGGTGTACCTAGAAGGCTCATCAAAACAAAGCACCTGCAACCTTAAATTTTTATCCTTTAGCTACGGTTATATCCCAGGCTTTGCTGGTCGCAACCTTTAGTAAGCAACTTGAATAGATGTAGTAGTGTGCCAAACTATATGGTATAAAAGGGGACCCAAATAATTAGAATTTTATGGCAAGTCTAGATAATTTGACAGATGACGAACTACGGGCGTTAATTTTAAAAAAACAAATCGAATATATAAAATTATGTCAGGACAACTTTTTGATCTTTGTTCGTGCCATGTGGCCAGATTTTATTTGTAGAGATACCACAGATCCTACAAAGTTTGGACATCATCAAATTATTGCAAAAGAATTTGAATCTATAGCAACTGGAAAGCACAATCGTTTGATTGTAAATATGCCACCAAGACATACTAAGTCTGAGTTTGCGTCCTATTTATTTCCCGCTTGGATGATAGGTCGTAATCCTAAAATGAAACTTATGCAGGTTTCACACAATGCTGAGCTTGCGACAAGGTTCGGTAGCAAAGTTAGAAACTTAATGGAAACCGAAGACTACAAAAGTATTTTTGGAGATGTTAAACTTCGAGAAGATAGTAAGGCTAAGGGACGTTGGGAGACCAATCATGGTGGCGAATACTTTGCAGCGGGGGTAGGCGGTTCTATTACAGGACGAGGGGCGGATCTTCTTATTATCGATGACCCACATACAGAGCAAGATTCTATGTCTGATTCAGCAATGGATCGTGCATTTGACTGGTATAGTTCAGGACCCAGACAAAGACTTCAACCAGGTGGTTCTATTGTTGTTGTCATGACAAGATGGGCTACTGATGATTTAACAGGGAGGCTCATCAAATCACAATCTGAGCCTAAGTCTGATAAGTGGCGAACAATATCATTCCCCGCCATACTTGAAAGTGGGAATCCTGTCTGGCCAGAATATTGGAAGTTAGAAGAATTAGAATCTGTAAAAGCATCAGTATCTACAAAAAATTGGAATGCACAATACATGCAAGATCCTACATCTGAAGAAGGTGCAATTATAAAAAGGGATTGGTGGCAAGATTGGGAGTTTGAAAAAATTCCTGCACTTAAACATGTCATACAAAGTTATGATACTGCTTTTTCAAAAAAAGAGACTGCAGATTATTCAGCGATAACTACATGGGGAATATTTCAACCAGCTGAGGGTTATGAGGATTGCATAATATTATTAGATGCTATGAAAGGCAGATATGATTTCCCTGATTTAAAAAATTTAGCTTTAGAACAATATCAATATTGGCAACCTGAAACAGTTATTATTGAGGCCAAAGCATCTGGGCAACCTCTTATTCATGAGCTAAGAAGAGCTGGTATTCCTGTTGTAGATTATGTTCCTGCAAAAGGTAGGGATAAACACACTAGAATCAACTCGGTAGCCCCTGTGTTTGAATCAGCTATGGTTTATGCCCCATTACATGAAAAATTTGCCCAAGAGGTTATTGAGGAATGCGCAGCTTTTCCTAACGGACAATACGATGACTATGTTGATTCCATGACCCAA